AAGTTAGCCTGTTTTAGTTGTGTGAGCATAGGTAGATATATGTGGAGAGTAGGACACCTTTTCACATATTAACACACATTCACGCAAATTATTAAAAATATAACTACTTGATTATCAGATACTGAGTCTCATTGTTACACACGGTGGAGACAAGTATAATATAAGTTCACATAACTACTGTAGTCAAGTTAATATATAGTTGAGCAACTTATAACTGTACACATATACCCTTATATACCGGTTTATAAAGTAATATGTTGACTAAACAACTTGTTGCAAGCCCGCACTGGTAGCCCAGTCTGGTGAAGGGTTGGCAAAAAAGAGGACATAGTAAAAAATGAGAGACCATACGTATGTATAGTCCCTCACTGTTATTACAAGTCCTTTAGGTCTTCCTCCTTGATAGTCACTTGTGGTGCTGACTGAGTATCCCCAAATAGCATACCTGTTAATCGGTCTGCAAGTTTTTGGTGGTATTCTTTCCCAGCCCCTACTGCGTTAGCAAGAGCCTCAGCACGTCTCTGTTTCCCATTATCCAAATTCCATTTCTTGGACTTCATACTGCGTCTAAGTGGAACTCCCCCTTTGGCATCGTAGCCCATAACTGGGTAGGCTGTAAAGAATAGTGGTTCACCTACTTCGTTTACCCTATAGAAGTCCCCTTGGTCTTTGGCATAGCCCTCTAGGTCTTCCTTACTGCCTTTGACTGTAAATACAAATACCTCAGTGCTAATCCCAGTTTCTTCGTTTACCTTTGGGTGGCTATCCCCAGTAAAAATTGCAGTCAAGAACTTTGCTTTTTCCATTTTTGTTTCCATGATGTTTGTTTTTTGGTTTATAAAATTTGTTATCAAGATAAGTTAAGGGTTGGCAAAAAAAAGGATTTGAAAGTAAAATATAATGGTATAAGATGTTACTCTTATACCATTATGAACTTAAATTTAATTAGTAGTAATAGTTGGTTATAATTCCCCTAATTCATTACCATACTCCATTACCTTATTGCATGACACCGATTCCTGTTGTTGTTCTTCCTTCACGTAGTTTACAACTGAGTAAAATTGGTTGAAGCTGGTAGTTTCATGTAGTAATTCCTCAATGGTTTTACATTCCATAATGCGCTCTCTAAGCCCATGTCTTATAGCATGAAACGGAGCTGTTGTTAAACTATGGACTAACCTTGTTAGTACACTCTTGTCAATTATAACAAGATTGTCCATATTGTTGTTATCATGGCTTAAATCAAGAATTGATTGTTCACCTACTTGCAAGTATTTTTTCATGATGTGATAGTTTTAATTGTTATACCATTTGAGTTTAGGGTTGGCAAAGAGAAGGAAAAACTGTTGTACCATTTGGTGGTACAATTGTAAAAAAAAGAAAGAGGCCTAAGCCTCTTCTTTTAGCGATAGCATGGTACTAATGTGACCAAGCTTGTTGATAAACATGATTGGGAAATCATTATTACCATTGATGACCCGGTACTCAATAGCGCAAAGGTCATTGACCTCTAGCTCTTGAGGAAGATGGTCTTTAGGAACGCGTGGTAACCACTCATTGGTTACAAAGTTCTTAATGCACCAGAATTCCGGGTACTTCTCCGACTCAAGGAAGATGACAAAGGCACTCATGTCTTTGTCTACTTTCTTAGGAGTAGAAGTTTTTGTGAAAGATTTTTTGGAGTTTGCGACAAAAGATTTCATAATAATTAAATTTAAGTTTAATTGGAGTCAGGGTTGGTTGCTTGCAGGAGAAAACTTTTTGAAGGATGAAAAAAGTTTTTGTAGGCAAGTAGCTGAAGACTTGGCCTAAAGAACAGGGGGGTAGGGGCCCCGCTGGACTTGGCCGGGGGTTCAGCGATAGGGGGTCCACACAATCTCTAATATAGACTATCCCTATATACCTTCAGTCAGGCATATTACCATGGGGTAAGTTACCACTTGGTAACATGTGGGGGGGGTCTTTTACTAATCTGAAAATTTTATAAAAAATTTTTTGAGATTATATGTGGGGTAAGAAATGTTGTATATATTTGTGCTGTGTTAGGTCGCTGTTTCCGCTCATAGTTTTCCTAATAATGTTAGCCCTGGTGTAAAATCCCAGGGCTTTCTTATAGCACTGCTTTTTTAGCTCAGTTGGTTAGAGCACTAGACTGTTAATCTGGGGGTCCTAGGTTCGAGCCCTAGAAAAAGCGCAACTCCTCCCTGTAGATAGAATCTGCAGGTTCAGTGCCAGGAGGGCATACCATAAGAACTGCTCGCTTACTCTCTGGCCTTCTCTGCGCAGGAAAGTGAATGTGCACTAAGTCTGGTTGACGAACCCCACTTAGTCAGTCATATAACTGTTAGCAACACCCAGGAAAGTTTCTCTGATCAAGAATTACTTCCTGGGTTTTTTATTAGAAAAAGTTTTCTATATTTGTTGAACCAACAAACTAAGCATGAGTAAGAGTAAGATTAAGAGTAATAAAAAGGAACCTATTACCCTTGTAGAAATTGTTTCAAATGCAGATAACAGCTTTGAGATAAGATTACAAAAGATAGCACCACAAGCTGTTCCACTTCTAGTAGGTCTATTAGAAAAAGCCAAGTTTGATTTGTTAGCTAGAGATTTTGATGATCAGCCTGAAGAGCTTGATGAGTTACCTAGTAATTTTATGAATTCTAAATTTGACGCATAATGATTGAAAGATGTATGAAGAAGCCCGATTTTTTTGATGTGCTTCAACACAAAGAAGAGGATAGACAATCTGTCTATGATTTTGTTGGAAGAAAGGCTGAGTTTATCAAGCCTGTAAATACTAATGTACTGGCTCTTTATGTAGAGACATTCATTGGTCCTAAGAGAGTAGATCACAATGATTATATTGTGAAGGATGCTGAGGGGTTACTTACTGTTCATACACCAGATGAATTTGAGAGTAAGTTTGTAAAAGTAAAAAGAACACAAAATAAATAGTTATGAGTAAAACAAGCAACAAGTTAAGAGTAGAAGCTTTGAAAGGATGGCTTCAGTGGTTAGTAATCAACAAAACAAAAAAGTAATGAACACTACAGTAGAGATTGGTAATGATTTACCAGAAGTAATTGGAATGAATGAGACTAAGGTACTTTCATTTGGTGAGCAGTTAGTAGGGATTGAGTTCAATCCATCTAATGATGCTGGTGTAGCTAAAGTAAAAGAATTGTTTGCAGAAGCAGCTAATATTCTTAAAGATTCCTACCAAGAGGGACCAGGAAATCCAATTAAGAGTTTACTATTTGACCATGCGGTAGGTGAATTAGTAAGTGCACAAATGGCCGTAGTAAAAGTTATAACATTTAAATAAACCTGACATGAAGTTATTAGGAAAAAGAATTTTGATCAACATCCCAGTTATTGAGAAACCGGTGATTGAATTAAGTGCAGCTCAAGAAGCAGAGCGCGAAAAAGAAGCTATCAAGAAATGGACTGAATTAGAAATTCATTCTGTAGGTGATGAAGTAGAGAAAGTAAAAGCTGGAGACAAAGTATATGTACAAGCTTTTGGATTAGAGTCTGCAGAAAAGATCATGATTGGTACAGAGCTAAAGTTATTAGTAAAAGAGTTTGACATTGCAATAGTGTATTAATATGAATGAGCTGCGTTACGAACAGTATAATAAAGCAATTATGAAAGGTTTGAAAAAAGATAATGTGTCCGCTACACAAGAACCTAAATGGATTGATCCACAGGACTACAGTAAAAAGGTTTTGGACAATATGCCTAACTGGACTAACATTACTTCTCCTACTGAACAACCAAGTGCATTAAGACCTAAGCATTACGGTGGAGCTGATAGTACATACGAAGTGTTTAAAGTATTAGAAGCATGGGAACTTGATAAAGACTTCTACTTAGGTAATGTAATTAAGTATGTTGCGCGTGCAGGAAAGAAAAATTCTGCAAAATATAAGGAGGATTTACAGAAAGCTTTAGTATATTTGCAACGAAGAATTGATCAAATCTAATGAAACATATTGCTTTTTTTGTTATTGTTGCTACCATTTATGCACTGTTTTTCTTACATGAATCGTACAGAAAACCTATGTATATATTCAACACACTGCAAGAAAATGATTACAATACAACTATTGCCAAGATAATTTTGTTTTTTATGTGTGCCCTTTCTTTTATTGGTGGACTAATCCAGTAATTTGAAATTAAACTAAAATTGAGCCTTTAAGAAATTAAAGGCTTTTTTTTATGCAAAAAATTTTGTATATTATATTTGTAAATATAATTTTTTTATAATGCCAGCAAAATTTGTACCTCAATCACCTGATCCTTTTTTAAAAGTTGATGCTGATACGACCCTAGTAAAGTATGGTCATATAAATTTTTTACTTAACCAAATCAACACTAATGTATACACTGATAATGCAGCAGCTATAACAGCTGGATTAGAAGTAGGAGATTTGTATAGAAATAATTTAGGACAAGTGTTTGTAGTATTTAAACCTTAATAATTTTTTATAATATGAGTTTTACAGGACAAATTAATTTTGGGTACCCAATAACTACCCAAAACATTATTACAGATGTACCAGATAATGCTGTGTTACCTTTATCAGTAGTTAATAGCTTACAAGGTAATATATTAGGTGTAACCTTTGAGACATTAAAATCTCAAATTTCTAGTATTCCTGTATGGGGTACTATTATCGGAAACATTAATGATCAGAATGACTTAATGAGCATAATTAATGGCAAACAACCTTTATTATTTTCAGGTAGTAATATCAAAACTATTAATGGTAACTCTATATTAGGTGGAGGTAACTTAACAGTAGGTGTAACAGATGGTGATAAAGGAGATGTAACTGTATCTGGTGGAGGTAATACTTGGACAGTTGACAATTTACCACAATCTAGAATAAACAACTTAACATCAGACTTATCTGGAAAACAAGCTACTCTTACATCAGGTTCTAACATTAAGACTATTAATGGTTCTAGTATATTAGGTTCAGGAGATTTAACAGTTGGTTTACCAAGTTTTATTGAGTATAATACAGGTGAGAAAACTGTTTGGAATAATGGTAATGGAAACATTGATGACAATACCACATATGGTATGCAGGCTTTTAGAAGCAATACAACTGGTTTTAGTAATACAGTATATGGCTATGCTGCAATGCAACAAAACACCACAGGAGCTGTAAATACTGCTATTGGTTCAAATGCCTTATATGCAAATACATCTGGTCAAAATAATATTGCAATTGGTGCTGGAGCAAGTTCTGCTTCACAAACTGTATCAAGAAATATTGCAATAGGTAATTCTACATTGCAGTTAAATACTTTAAGTACTGATTTAGTAGCTATTGGTTATTATGCTTTAAGAAGTTTTAATGCAGCAAGTGGTGCTAACACAGCTGTAGGTACTGATAGTATGAGAAATACAACTACAGGTGTAAATAATACAGCAATAGGTTATCAAACAATGTATTATAATACAACTGGTAATGGTAATACGGTACTAGGTAATAAAACATTATTCAGTAATACAACAGGGGGTGGCAATGTAGCAATTGGTGAAGAAAGTCTATATACTAATACTACAGGTGTTAATAATATATCAGTTGGTGGACAAGCATTATATAATAATACAACTGGAAGTAATCTTACGGCAATTGGTCGAAGTGCTTTAATTTCTAATACTACAGGTAATAATAATACTGCTATTGGTTATGTTGCATTAAATACTAATACAACAGGTTATAATAATACAGCTATTGGTAGTAACTCTTTGTACAGTAATACAACAGGTTTGAATAATGCTTCTGTTGGGGTACAAGCATTGAGTAGTAATACAACAGGATCTTTTAACAGTGCTTTTGGTTATAGAGCAGCATATTTAAATACAACAGGCGACTATAATAGTGCATTTGGTTTTTCTGCATTGCTATCTAACACTACAGGAGGTTATAATAGTGCAGTTGGTTATCAAGCATTAAAAAGTAATACTACAGGTTATAATAACACTGCGCTAGGTAATGATGCATTATTTAATAATACAACAGGTTATTTTAATACAGCATTGGGAAATAGGGCATTATATACTAATACTACTGGTAGATTAAATACAGCAGTTAGTGATGGAGCCTTACAAAATAATACATCAGGTGAAGAAAATGTAGCGGTTGGTAGAGGAGCCTTATCATCAAATACTACTGCTAATAGAAATACAGCAGTTGGTAATGCAGCTTTACAAAATAATACAACAGGAACACGTAATGTAGCTATTGGTACAATTTCTTTATTGAGTAATACAACGGGTAATGATAATATTGCAATAGGAGAAAGTGCTGTAGTAAATAATACTACAGGTTCATCTAAAATTGGTATTGGTAAATCAGCTTTATATAATAATACTACTGGTAGTAATATTGTAGCTCTGGGTCCTAGTGCATTAGCTAGTGATGTAAATGG